TCAGTAGTTTGGTGTTTGTAATAGCCGTTAGCTTGCTTGTTGATGGGGTAAAATTACCTGTATAAACTGCCGTGCCTTTGACCACTCTCACATTACTCATAGTTGAGATAGTATATTGACTAGCAGTTGCACGACCGCCTATGGCAATAAGATTATTAGTATTTGTTAAATCACGGGCAGTTTCCGTTGTAGACCCAATAGATGTGCCATTTATATAAACTACGTTTGAGGTTCCGTTGCGGACCAGAGCAAAATGCGTCCAAGCATTTACAACGGGTGTACCTGCATCAACAATAACCGACCAACCTCCACTATTGTTATAAATATAATAATAGTTGCCCCCGTTAATACCAAACCAAATGCCTTGAAAATCATTACCTTGGGCAGTTGAAACTATTGTCCTACTACCATCCACTGCTTGATTGTTTATCCAGCCCTCAATAGTGAAATCACCTGTACCAAATGTAAATTCATCCGCACCAGTTTCAGCAACACTTAAATAATCATCACCATCAAACGACACACCCCACTCACCATCAGGCCGAGCAAATGGCCCAAAGGAACCTTGGGTTACATTGCCGTTGGCAGTGATGGTGTGATTAGATGCAGAGCCATCATCAAACGCATTGTTTACACCGTTGTTACTGCCCTCAAAGTGAGACAGAAAACTAACACGGTTGAACTCATCGTCAGATGGACCTGTAGGTGTACCAGCCGCGCCGTAAAAAACACTGTCAAATGATCTAGGCAATGGCTGTTCCTCCTAAGAAGCCATAGTATGTAGTGCCGCCATCGCGGGTGAAGAAGGCGTATGCTTGTACCTCGTTAGCTAACGCTGCATCAGGCGCACTACCCCCAGCCCAATCGACTGTGTTGGGCCATGTTATTGCAACGGCTGAACTGTGCTGCGTTAGAAACAGAGTAAAGCTAAAGGCTGTTCCAGAACCGGGAGGATTGCTAAATGCAAATGTAGTAGCTTGATCCATCGTCAAAGAAAAAGACGTGGCAGTTGCTAGGTTAAGTGTAACTGTGGATGCAGCACTCGACGCCACATATGTCTCTTGATAAGTGGTAGGCTTTACTGCGCCTGTAATGGCTACGCTTGCGTTTTTTACTTCAAGTTTTAAATTCCCATTGTAATACAGTTTAGTCCCAGCGCCCGTAATAAACTCAGCCATATTGTTTGAGTTCGCATTATCATAGCAAAGAACTGCATACCCGTTTGAACTTAAAGTTAAGCCACCAGTTCCAACATCTTTTATAACTGAAACGCTACCGTTATGAGAAATTTCAAGGTCAGACCCATCGCCAAACACAGCCTTAGCACCATCAGGAAACTTAATATCATCAGTGCCTGTAGGTATACTAAACACTGTGGCATCTGCATCGTTTTTAAATGTAATATCTGAGGTAGAACCCTGACCTGTCAGGATCAGACCTTCTGCTGCTGTGTAGCCTACTGCTGCATTATCACCTGCTGCAGTGTCTCCTGCAGGTTCTACTGTGCCTGATGCAATTACATTGCCTGTTACTGATACGCCTGTGGATGTTGTGGCTAGTTTCTTACTGTTGTCATGGTAAAGTTCTACCGCACCATCAACAAAAAACTTTGCCGCCGTTTCCGAAGCCGCTGAGTTTGTAATACGAATAATTGTATCACTCTGAATAAATAAATCACCCTGATTATTATCAATCCTAGAGTGAGTACCATCGTGAAAAATCTGCAAGTCAGACCCAGCACCAAACATTGCTTTAGCATTGTCAGGAAATAGAATATCGTCAGTGCCTGTAGGTACAGTAAACACTGTAGCATCTGCGTCATTCTTCAGTGTAATATCTGATGTAGAACCCTGACCTGTAAGGATCAAGCCCTCTGCTGCAGTGTAACCAATAGCAGCATTATCACCAGCCGCCGTGTCTCCTGCTGGCTCTACTGTGCCTGTAGCAATCACGTTGCCTGTTACTGATACGCCTGAGTTAGTTGTAAAAAACTTTGTATTTCCATCATAGTATAAAATAACTGAGCCATCTGGGGTGGCATAAATCATTGACTCAGAACCATCAGATTTTTGAAGACTAAAGTTTTCGGCCCAAATTCTAAGATTTCCCGCCCCAGCATCTCGTATAATAGAATTAGACCCATCGTGATAAATCTGCAAATCAGACCCAGCACCAAACAGGGCTTTTGCATTATCAGGAAATGCGAGGGACGTTCCTACTGAACCCGTGTTTAAAACAGGAGAAGTAAGCGTCTTGTTTGTAAACGTCTGCGTTGCGGCAATACCCGCGATTGTGTCTGTAGTCGCGGGAAGTGTCAGCGTCACGTTTCCGCTAAACGATCCGTGAGCGGGAGCTTTTATCTCAGCATAATGCAAGTTGCTTGACTCGCAATAGAACTTAACAACAGACTGTGATCCACCGTTCTTTAGGTCAATAACACCTGTTGAAATTGCTACATTGCCGCCAGCGGTAATTGTTCCTGTCGTAGTTAACGAGGTAGCCCCATCATTAACAAATATGTCCGCCGCAGACGCAGTGATAAACACCTCGGCACTACCGCTAAGACTAATAGCATTGTCAGAGTTGGAGCTTTCTGTAACAGAACGGGTAAGCGTTGTTCCGCTAGAAGTGAAAACGCCACTTCCTATCTCAAAATTAGTGCCGTCTTCTATAGTGTACCGAACCGTCTGACCATTAGTTATGCCAGCTTGTGCAAAGGTCTGATACCCGGACAGGGCGCTGCCCAAGGTAATCGTTCCAGTACCCGTGGTACTGGTGGACATTTTTGCACGATTTCCTAGTGATATCGCCATGTTATGGACTCGTTATCCGAATTATTGCGTTGCTTGCATCTGCCGTAGGAAACACAATGGTGAAGTCACCTGAACTAGCACCCTTATCTGCCCCAAAATCCAACACACAAACGGACGGATCACCTGTTGCCGCTTCGTTATAAATCAACGCGCCTCTTACAGAGGAAACGGTTACGTTGGAAAACACCTCATCCGCAAAGTCCGTCAGGGCTGTTGTGCCGCTAGTAGTGGGCGTTACGCTTGTTAAAAACTGACCTTTTGCTGGGTAGTTTGTACTGTCACTTTGGGCGATTTCGTGAGTTGCCGTGTATGCCTCAGTAGCAGCATTTAAAGTCGCATTGTCAGTATAGAGCGCCAGTTTAAAAACATTGCTTGCCGCAGTAAAGTTATGTGTAGCCGTCATCAGTTCTTTTTTGAACGAAGTACACAGGAAATTTCCGTTAAAAGCCATTACATTTTCCTTATATATTCGGCCAACGTAGGATGACCCGCTTCTTTGATTGCATTATATACCGTAGTACGGTCACTTTGAATAGCCTGTTTCATATAGATAACCAGTAGCTTTTCTATGCTATCACGGTACGCAATAGCCTGATCCCGTAACGCAGGGTGAGCGTCTTCCGAAAAAGCAACAATCTTTCCAACACAGCGATGCGCCACCTCTTCAGGGGTTGCTCCACGATTATGGGTTGTTTGAACGTCAACCTTAAACTCTCCAAAAGACATGTTGTTCATTGTTTGGCCCTCACTATCTGACCTGTACGGTACTCATCAGTAACTTCTTTAGCCTCACCAAGCATCTTGAGGCCCATAATCGCTTCACCAAAACGCTTTTCATACAAAACCTGAAGGTCTTGTTCGCCTTTCATAAACACGTAGGCTTCCATCAAAGCGCCGTAAAGCAAAGCAACCTCTGCGTTCTGACTAATCCAAGATTCTGTTGTATCAGCACTAACAGCAGACAGAATACCTGTTGCTCCGCTAGAACTGCCTGTTATTGTTTCTCCAACAGTAAAGTCACCCGCAGGAATAACCACCTGTAATGTAGTAGAAGACGGCACAGTTTTTACAACGGCAGACTGCAAACTGGTAGAACCCGTTGCCTTGTCGCTTGTAGTAAACGTCTGGCTGTTAACATTTGTCATAGTTAACGTAAACGTGCTTTGAGTTAGACTAGTTGGTCGATAGAAATAGTGCAACTCAACCGTGTAACCGCTATTAGGTGTGGGCGATATTATAAAGTTATCAACATCAAACTGTCCATAATAACGCGGTGAACCCGTAGTGGCAGGATTGGGATTAAAGGACTGCAAAAAATCCGCGTCCTTAAAATCCAAGAAAACTTGATTGCTACTAGCATCCGTGTAAGACAACGAAAACGGCGCAAGAAAATCAGACGGACACGTTAAAAACTTGTTTGAATCACTCATAACTCCGCTGGCGTTGCGTTGGAACAAACTTAACTGAACGTTTTTTAAAATACGTTCTTCCGTGTTTCTGATAAACACAGGCAAATTGTTGACAAACGTGGTTTCATCGTTTTCAGTATAGTCTTTTATAGCCTGTTTTAGAGTTGTATATGTGTAGCTCATGTTGTCACCGTGACCTCTCCTACTGAAGCTTCTAAGGCTACCGTGTTTTCAATGGCGGTTGGGAGTTCCGCGGTTCCCGACGTAGACCAGTTCCCGTTTCCTAGATAAATAATTCCATTGGTGGTTTTAACCATAAAAGGTGTGTTTGTGTCCGGTTGTTGAGGCCGAGCGTCTTTTAATGCTTGAGGGTCTGAAACTGTGCGGAAAGGACCTAATTGCGGCTGCTTCGGCTCAAACTCGTCTTTGCCTACCAAAGACCCATTCCATTCTCGTCGCATATCCTTGTAACGATACCGAAAACCAGAACGGTCTGATATCGCAAGAGCATTTTTACCGCTAGAAAACCTACCCATCAGCCTGTCCTAAAGTACTGGTATTGAGGAACTACGTTAAACGAAGCCCTGTCACGATCCTCGGTCATGGCGCGTTCAAACTCTTCTTCATACATGGCTTTTAACAGTTGTACGCGCTGCGGGGCCCGTTTAACCGCAATGTAATACGCTAAACCCGCGGCTAAACACGGATAAAACCGAAACGGCATGTCTACAGTGTTAATGTAAGTGTCGGCATCATCCATCCGAGTAAGGGCGTTGTAATATACAACATCCGTAGCGTTTTCCGGCGTGGGCCACAGCTTTAAGCTGGGCGTAACCTGCCTGTCTAAGAAAAATTGGTTCGGTCTGCCCTGAGAGGTTTTGTCGGGTACGGTTTGGTATTCCTCTCGGCTAAGTCTTAGCAAAGAATAGTCAGTGTTATCCCTACGAATCACCGCCGACAAAATATCAATAACGTCGGGCAATAAGGCGTACTCACCTGTCCCTTTTGTTAGGGTCACGGTCCTTTGAGCAATAGTCCACTGGTTTAAACCGCGGTTAGCCCACTCGGCTAACATTAAATTTAAAGACCGCTTGGCTGTTTTAAGATCGTAACCCGTTCGAACTTCCAAACCACAGCGTTCAAAAGCTTCTTCAATGTACTCGGCTACATCTAACTCAAAATCTACGCTGCTAGAAACTGTCATGTCATTCCTCGTTGTATAGATTATCGAATATTCGATTAACGTCTAAAGTGTAGTCTAAATCAGATTTAGAATAATGTACATGCTGAGAGGGCTTGAAGTCTGGAGCGCCCTCCCCTGTCTCAAACCACGCAGGATGCGTTACTCTAACGCGATTGTTGGGCAAAGCTACAATATTGCCCGTCCATTCGCCCGCGTTTAAAAGCTGCAACATATGAGCCTGCTTGTGCTGTGCAGGATCATCTGCAACATCAGTATCAGTATAATCTACAGTAAACATGTACTTTGCTGGAAAGAAAGTGCCGTCAATCTTTGCTAAC